GGCCCGGCTTCCAGCCTTTTTTCAAGTATTCATCAAACAACATGTTTTGTATTTGCTTGTTTACACCATTTTTACAAACCCATTTAAACGTTTTGCCAAAGTTAGGATTGTTTTCGCCAGTCATTAAATCAGATTGGCGTTGTTTTTGTTCGTTTGTTCTGGTCGTTCCAAACATCCCGTTCTTTTCGCCCATTAAAGATGCTGATCGTCTTGCAAGCATCACAATTTGTAATTCGTCTGCTTTTTCTTTGCCATATTTTTCAAGCCATACATCATAGCATCCGCGACCACGCATTCCATGGTTTTTTGATATTAATCGTTTCGTTTTTTCTGTGTGTTTTCTACCATAAAAAAGGTTTCCTGTTCCACGAAATGAATCGGCAATTTCATTCAATGCAATATGCTTTTCATGATCAGATGCCAGATGTTGCACACCAAATCGCATTAATGCAAAAACCATTTTTGATTTTTCAATGCCGACTAACATTTTTGTTAACAATCTATGAACTGCATAATGCTCAAGCACGGTTAACAAAACAAGATTTTCACAGTCGTCGGTGCCACCTAATGATTTCGGTAAAATGTGATGATTATGATAATTGGCTACATCACTTCTTCGTCGACATGAGAGTTTTGCACTTTTAATTATTTCATAATATTGGTGCGTTGAATCGTTATCAATAAACATTTTTGTTCGTCGCATAGTTTGCCCCTTTCATAGGATAAATATGCCCGTGAATCAGTTTTGTTTCAGTATTGATAAACTATTAAATTGTCCCGTCACCATCGAAAAATGCCATGAGGCGTTTATTGTATGCACCGAATGGGCCGTTGTTAACCCAGGAAACTGGAACCCAGGCAACCCAGCCTTCTTTCTTCAGGCGGATGCCTCGAAACTTGACAGGAACACGGCACTTATAGAAGTGCGACCTCTCGCGGTATGCTACATGACTGACGTACGGTTTTTGGAGTAAATCCAATGTGCTCAGCATGATTCCTGTTTCTTCGTACAGCTCTCTGACAGCGGCATAAATCGCATACTCACCGTCTTCGATCTTACCTCCTGGCAAGCCCCACTTGGTGCTGAAGATTCCCCGGGTTACTCCTAGAACGTAGTCTTCCTTTGTTGGATGGTAAATCAAGACACCTGCGCTTTCCAGCGGTCGTCGTTTGTTTTTCATATCATCCTCTCTTCGTTGGTGTACCCGCCCGGAGTCGAACCGGGGTGTTGAACGCTTCAATTTCATGTCATTCACAAGGTTATCCGGTTCTTCTCAACCGGCAAGTCTGCCTATAAAACACCCGTCCCGTTCTAGACACTGGGACCCACCTGGCGAGCCAGGGAACCATTTAGCAACCATTTTTATCTCAATGCGGTAAAACATCCAGCCAATTTTGGGTATCAAGGTAGTTGGCCACCTCGCAATTATGCAGCTTGTGCGTAAGAGTACTCCGAGTTATCGTTAGCAATTATCATTTCAGCGTTTTTACGAAGCCGCGCTGCCCTTCGCCTTGCACATTCAATATTATTCGCCCAATCGAAACCAGTTCGGGCACATTGTTTGTCAAATTCTCCTATGTTCAGCGACGTTTCATCGCCCTCAATATAAGTATAATCATTTTGCGAAAGATGTTCACAGGCCTAGCTTCTTCAAGCGAGAGATTGTGTCCTTACTCTGTCCAGTTACATGCAGGATTGCGATTCCTCCTGCTTCCTGCCACTCCTTGATTGTTCGAGGTTTGTCGTCAATCAAAACATTCGGCACACCATCAGTTGTAGCGTAATTCTGCTTTGCAGCAGCCCTCGTGCAGATAACCTCCTTTGCTTCTGGGCTCAAATTCGAGCGGGCCCAGACGACCTTTCCAGATTCAGCAGAAGTGCCAGAGCGGTGAGAAATGCCAGCAGTAAGCAATCGAACAGTTCGGCCACGTGTGACCAGGAATGGCCAAAGCAACTCAACTCCGTCAGCCTGCTTTCCAAGTCCTGCGAACCATGCACCCGGGTCCCGGCCAATCAGGAAAAACATCAAATTACGAACCGACTTGTAATTCAAGTCATCCTCAGTCGATGTCCTGAAATCTGGACCCAGCTCCTTCAGCACCTTTCGGTATGCTCGTGCCTGCCCGACACTCAGGAACTCCTTCTCAACACTCGATGCGTTGTCCAAGAATTTATTCACATCGGCGATTGCAGTCGATACAAAATCAACGATCACTCCGTCCATGTCACAGTAAATATCAGACCTAGTATCCAGCTTCACACTCATAAATTAACCTCTTATTGTATTATCATTGGCCACCATGGCCATTATTCTCTATCGTCGATGTGCTGCAAGTCGTTCAGAGACAACCTTTGCACTCATTCCCTTTATCGGTCGTTCGCCGTACCCGGTGTGCCATTTGAAGTTTTTCGAAGGCTTTCCCCATCCCCGGGTGATGTCACCAAGCTGGGCAATCATGCCCCGGAGGTTCCTTGCTACAACTGTACCTTTGACACCTGGTTCTGACGTCCAAAGACCAGAAACCACCGGTGGGGTTGACCCACCCATCCCATCGTAGCCACCTTGAGCACTTCGCTCAGTCAACTCGATTGTGACCGTGTCAGTCTGCGGATGATACCATACCTTGAAAAGTTCTGATGTACGTGAGTCTTGGCCAATGAACGAAACACACTCCCCGATCAATCGGTTGGTATCCCAATTCATCTTGATTGGCTCGATTCGGTTATATCGAACGTCATACGAATACGACTCCGACAGCGCTCGCTTTACAACATTCCGCAATTTATTCTCAGTGATTTTCATGTTTGTCCTACTGTTGCGTATAAATATTGAAGAGAAAGCTCTCCATTGTCGTTACATTAATATTATACCACGCTTAGAGACATCTTACACGATATAGGTTCTTAGCAAGCACTAATTTTAGGTTTCTTTCGTACTCAAACCGGCACCCGAGATTCCACGGGGTAAGATTGTACGATGTCCATTTCGGCCACTCAGATGACGAGCGTTTTTTCCCGGTCGACGTTGTACCGTTTGGTGCATTGATCTTTGTAATCAATCGAGGAATAGCTCCACCTTCTTCTTCCGTCAGATAGGTGATAGAAACTAAGTCGCCCACCTCGAATTTTGAAATAGATGACTCGGCCATTTATATCTCCAAAGGTGATGCCGACCAAATGATCTCATTCAATGACTGACTGCATGATTGGCGCAAAAACTCCCCAACGATAAACTTGAAAGTGTGAAATTCCTTAATCACAGTAATGAGCTGCCCGTCCTTGTAAAGATTGAAGACACCGACCTCCTCGAAGACATCGCTTTTGTTCATTATCAACGTGTTGACACCATTTACGTTTACTGCCTTGATAAGGTTGTCGACGTCCAGCCAATTTGTCTGTCGTGGACGTCCCGTAGTAGCTCCAAACTCGTTGCCAACCTTTTGCAGTTCATACAACGCAGGCTCTTTACCCTGAAACGCCTTGGCACCGACGTATGTTTCGTATGGCTTGGCCACACCGTACACCTTCTTGATTGCCTGCGGTGGGATGCCCGCCATGACAGCTCCGGCGGTGGTGCAGGTTGCAGACGTGACGTATGGATAGTCTCCCCAGTCGACATCGAGATAGAAGCCTTGGGCTCCCTCCATTAGGACATTGACATCGGCCTCATTTGTATGAAGTTCCTTGTATTCGTCAATCAAGTAAAGCCCGAGACGCCAGTCTTCCTCAGCACATGTGCCAACACGACTGACCTTATCACGATACGCAGGACCATTCCCTGTCTTGGTCGTACCGATTCGGGATTCACCTGCTTCCTCTTCGACATGTTCGGGTGTCACCAAGTGTGCCTTTTCAGATACACGGAGAAGATCAACCATCTCAATTCCAGCAGCCGCAAGCTCAGATATTTCATTCATCAGCTTTTTGGTGTCGACAACACAGCCTCGACCAATAATCGATTTCAGCCCGCGGAACACACCGGCTGGCACCAGGTGGGTGACAAATTTCTTCCCTTCGTGGTAGATTGTGTGGCCTGCGTTGGAGCCTCCACTGAATCGCATGACATGGGTATAGTTTCCCTTCTTCGCCAGCGAATGAACAACCTTTCCTTTGCCGCAGTCGCCACTTTGGCAGTCTACAACAACATCTGCTGATAGTTTACTCATTTTTTCCTTTATAAGATTTGTTTGAAATCGTTTATGTCAATTTGTTTTTTCGCGTTTCGCTTGTTTATAATAAAACAAAACGTTTTGTTGTTCAGTTTACAATAATCTGTTGCCGCGGCGTTCTTTGCCATGACTTTATCTTTTTGTTTGTCATACCAATATGTGCTTTTTATTTCGACAAGCTTATTTCCATTTGTTGTTTCAACTTCAAAATCTACAAAATAATGATGAATGGTACCATTATATGCGTATTTTATTGTCGGCCCATTATGGACACGAATATTATTACTTTCACAAAATTGAACAAATTTTTGTTCATATGATCCTTGCACCGCAATCGTGTCATCAAATTTTGTAACATAGCGTTTTGACAATGCCCGGCCACCTCCATTGCATGCTGCCCGATTTGCTATTTCATTATCATGCATTACATTTTCAACGCCATATCGTTCCATAACGACCTTTTTTATTTTTTCTTTGATTTCTTGAGACTGTCCGGGATATTCTACACCGTAATTTTTTAGCATTGTTTGCTTTTTCTTTTCTTTGACTTCTTGAGCCTGTGATGGGTTTTCAACACCATACTTTTCTAAATTGCTAGCAATGATTCTTTTTTTGATTTGTTTTGCAGCAAAGACATTCTTAACGCCATATCGGTCTAAAGTCGTTTGCTTTCTTTTCTCGTTAGCTTGACTTGCTTTCGCCTTAATCGACTTTCCTGATCTTTGGCGGCGTCCTGGGTTTGCATCGCAGCACGCTCGCGAGCAAAAATGATAATTTGCGCTCATACAAGCTTTTCTATACATTCTTTTGAATTTTATGTTGCATGTTTCACATTGCAGTAGCAATGTACGTTTTGGTGGGGCAGTCTTGTGTAGTATTTTTATGAACATGATTATAAATATCTAGGTAAACAAAAAACCACAATCGCCGTATTGGCAATCTACAACAATATCAGCCGTCAACATTTATAGGGCTCCTAAGCTTTGTCGCGGGATCCGTACCGCATGAGAACATTGTACTCGTTTGTCTTTCCAATCCGTGAAAAAATGAGCGGGATATAAATCCAGATCTTCTTATCCTTCCACTTTTCTTTGAGCTCTGGGATGATTGCGTCTTTCAATCGCTGGCCAAATTCAATGTCAGCCACCGGCTGACCGCTCGATAGTTGTTGTGCAATGTCATCGTTTGTTGGTCCCTGGACTGTTGCGGTCAACGTGTGCGTTAATGCGACGACCGCGTCGCCATCATCAGGAAGTGCCGCCGGAAGCGTCATAATATCCCAGTCAAGATCAAGGTCGCGGAAGACTCTTGTAATCGCTGGAAAGACGATGTCAACAGACTCAGGAGTCCACGTGCGGGGTTTCTCCTTTGGAGGGTGGCCTGTACTCATAAGCGCATACTTCGCCTGGTTTTCCAGGAGATTCGCTGTCAAATACGCTCGTTTCTCCTCCAATCCTTGAAGCAACCCTGTCTTACTCCATTTTTCCACAATTCCTTCACGCGTCATTATGTTTTGCCTCTGTTGTAATCATTGCCAGAATAACTTTCGCGATCTCACCTGTCAGAATGTCTTCAGCTTTCTTGACACCTAAAATTGCTGAGTCATCCATCAGTTGCTCAGTGTCCCAATGGAAGTCCACTTTGCGCCCATCGAGGTACAGTTTCCTGTATCCCTTGAACGTGGCGGAATCAAACATAACCGGCGACAGGCGCAAACGTCCTCGATCGATCCCGGCGACGTATGCAATTGCCTGCATGGCATCTTCAAATTTCTCTTTCATTACTTTACCCCTTTTGGTTTGCGCATTGGTGCGATTTTGATGTTGTTGAACTTGCAGAAGTAGAGAATGTGTTCGTACATTTCAGTGCTGCTATTCACACCCCAATCGGTATTCTCATCAATGATATCCTTTTCATGCGGCGCGCCGTAAGTGAACACCGAATCATATGCCTTCAATGCAATATCGAGATAATAATCGTAGTCATCCCATTCTTGTTCTGTGTCTTTGATCCATTGAATCTTTTCATCAAGAGCCTTTTTGTTGTTTTGAACGCTGTGAGACCATACCCACTTTTGTGGAGCATCCTGATAAAAACGATATACACCTAGAAGTGTGGGATGTTTCGGGTTTGGTCTGATGGAGAAAGCTTTCGTACTGAATAAAGCTGACTCATCTTGAATCACAACGATTCGCTTTTTGGCAGCCTCAATGAGCTCCTCGAGCTCCAACACACCCAGGTTTGAAATGTCAGTCATTTTCTAGCATGTCCTTGAAGCCTTGAATGCTCCTTTTCAGCATTCCCTCGAGCTTCTCGTCAGTTGCAAACACCGGGTAAACACATTCAATTCGTGTCTCAGATTCAACTGGAATAATCACCGTAATGATTTCACCACAATCAGGTCCGGTGGGTTCGGATGTTTGCCCGGTTTGTTCCTTAAAGTAGTTTTGGGCATTTTCAAGGTAATTATGACGATCACCAAAGGCGACTTTGCGAGTGTCCAAGTAGATTGCCAAAATCAATAGCTTATTCATTTCCATTCCTCAATTTTTCGTAGTTTTTGATGCATGATGCCTCTGACAATTCATTTGGTAGCCATGCTTTATCGAAGTACCTGTCACGTTGGATACCGAGCTCATCAATGTAAACGTAGCCTAGGTTGTTAGGGTACAGGAAGTACACACCCGGAAGCAACCCCTTTGGAAGCTCGTCCTCATGAAATGATCCTTGGAACTTCACCGGCTGACCGTTGTACGTCTTTGGTGGCTGCCCAAAGATTGACGCGATTTCTAGGTTCACATAGCTCATGTATTTATTCTATGAAAAAGGGTTGTGGTGTTCACTTATGACGATTGATAAGGGAGAGCTCGCAAGCCATTCGGGTGGCATTGCAATCTGCAAACATAATGCAAACAACATCTTTATCATCACACACCCGTGTGACTATGCCGGGATGAAGGTCAGACTGTTCAAACTCTGTTTGCCAGCCATGCCGTGCTTCACGGGCGTTGATAAGATCCCCAACCTCAAAGATAAAATTCGGTGCTTCTGTTTTCATAAAACCTTTTCCATGCGCTTTCAAACAGGAAATGACAAGTGGCAAGGACGGCATGCAATGCCATTGTCATTCCTGTGCTTTCTTTGATGTTCCCAGTGACTAGGTAAATGACCAGCAACGTAATGGAAACCGATATGCACCTCCACAGTATTACTTTGATCAATGTACCTTTCATGTTAACCCCACGTGTTCTTGCGGACTTCGTCCAGCGTGTAATCCTGTGTCACCTCACCATCCTCAAACACCGTCTCGAGCAGGTCAGCATCTGATGCCGAAGACTCCGGAACGGTCATGATTTTATTTCCGTCTCTACCTGTCATTGCAACCAAGGCATGTCGGCCCGGCTTCGAGCGCTTACCTGGAGCATCAATCGGATCCTTGAACACGTCTCGGCCTTCACCATTTACGCTAATCCAAGAACACTTGAATGCAAACTTCTGGGTGTCACGGTTCATCTTCTGGAGCAAGGCTCCTCCTGACCCGAATGCGATATTATCAGCGCTCCAACCAGCTGCCATGATTGCATCAAGAAGCTGGGCAATCACAAAGCGGTCAACACCATCCCCTTGGATGATACGCACGTGAGAATCTAAGACCTTGTAACCTTTCTTGTTGGTGGTAAATCCAAAGGCCTCCCCAAGACGCTCCAGACACTCCAGGACAACACTCTGTGGGTCTCCTGAGTCCGGCCGTACGACCAGCGTTCCATCTCGAGCCAGGATTTCTGCTTTCAGTTCCTGACCCCACAATTCTGAGCACGCTTTGTAAATGTCGTAGCTATCTGAAACGCATGCAACCAGTCCGGTTGGGTATTGCTCCAGCATGTTTCGAAAGGCATTGACCTCGCCTTCCTTTCCCCACGATGTAATTGTCGAGTGCTCACTGGCTGGAATGCTGAATCCTGCCATTTGAGTGTTGTAGTGGTTCCTGGCCAATACCAAGGCTGCCACCGTATCTGTTCCCATGAAGTTGACAAGGTGACCGAAGCCACCGATGCCTGCAGTTTCAACAGACGACACACCACGGAAACCGAAGTCGTGCAGTTTGAAGTAGATGCCTGCTGGTGTTCCGGATTTCTCCAGTGCCGCAGCAATAATCAACCGGCTGGCCCGACTAATCGTTGCCACGGTGCACGGGTACCAAACCTGAACCAGCAAGGTCTCGAGGTAATTGGTCAACCACCAACACTTCGGGTCTGTATTCTCAATCGTCAACATCACGTTGTGGGTCGGAACAACTGTTCCTTCCCTGACCGCTTTGATTCTGACGGGCAACCGCCCATCATGCTCATTGAGAATGTGCTCCCAGCCTTCTCGGTTGAAACACGTATCGTTGCCGAAATGCAGATGGAAGAATTCCTCTGCTTCGTCGATGCGTTCCTGTGTTACGACCTGTCCCTCGAGGTATTCCTGCAAGAAGTACTGCAGTCCCACGAAGACAACATCGTCGAATTCACCGCCGCGACTCTCAAAGTAGGAGTAAACGGTCTCAGTTCCCTCAGGATATTGCTTGGAATGTGATACCTTGTATGAATCTGTCATCAAGATAATGTTTTTTGGATCGATGTTCTTGTTGTAGTAGCTCATGCTTTCACCTCTTTCTTCGATGTGATCTTCACTTTCTTCGGGGACAGTCTTGTACGTTCCTTTGGCATGTTTTTTTCAATGTGCTCCACTAGTGCATTGCAAAGCGGAACGTGCTCATCGCAAACGAAATTTGAAATCGTTGACGGCAAAACATCCAGTCCACACTTAAGCCTTTCGATTTTGACCCATTCGACTTCGTACAAATCATCTGTCGCCTCAATGGGTCCCCACAAGTACACACCGGTGAAAAACACAGTCGTGATTTTATCCTGACGTCTTCGATAGCGCCAGTCGTCGATAACGAAAGAGCCAATGTATTTGAGTGGCTTGCTCACCTCAATGTTCCCACCGGTTTCCTCGTTGAATTCTCGGAGAGCTCCTTGCTCATGGGTTTCTCCGGGCTGCAAAAAGCCGCCAGGGAACCGTAGCTTGGCACCTTCATACTTACGACCCATCAAGACTTCATTCGTCTTGTAGTTGATGACAGCCATGTCGGTCGTGCCATACGCAGTCGGGTAACGATTGTATGAACCGTAAATGACACCGCGGCGGAAGTCGATTGAACCGTTGGCACGTAGTGCTGCTTCGGCTCGAACCTGTGTTCCGCTGATGTAAATCTTCTGCTCCAACTCAACGGTTGGGAAGACACCATGGTATCGCAACATGAAGCTGTCTCGGCTACCGTAAAGGGTAACATCTCCAACAGGACACACTTCTCGAATCTTCTTGTCTAAGAGGGCAGACCAGGGCTTGTCGAATTCTTGGTCTGAAATTGGTAGAACAATAATCTCAGGGTACTTTTCCTGAATCATCTTTTTTCGTAGATCGTAATCCAGTGGATTCCTTTTGTCTCCCAAACCGGGACAAATCCCGAGGAACACGATCACTTTGTTGTGGGTCTCAGCCACTTCATCCAGAACACCAACGTGTCCTGCATGCAACTCCGGAATCTGAAATCTCCCGACCACGACTCCAATCTCACGCTTTTTATTATCACTCATTTATACACTCTTCCTTGCTAGGACCACAATCAACCTAAGCCTCCCGGCTGTGATTATGATGTTTCGCTGTTTGCCTCCCGGCATTTACGAGAACCCCTTGTCCTCATGATCTAATTATACCCGCCACCATGGCGATGTACAAAACTATGCTCCGTGCGGTTTATTCTCCTGCTGAGTTGCAGATGAAACCTTCACAAACTCGTGGCGTTCATACAACTCCGGTACTGTTCGTGCTCCTGAGTATGACAGGCCACTTCGAATCCGCGCCGCGAAGGGTTTCATTACACTAGCAACAGATCCCTTTGGATCAATCATCGCTGTGGTACCTTCAATGTATTGTGGGTCCTTGTCACCAGGCTTCTTACGGCGATGCTGGGCAACATTAGATGCCATACCTTCATACGCGATCTTGCCATTCCATGTTCCACCGTTTGGGCACTCATTCGTTCCTGCGAGAACAGATCCAAGCATCACAAAGCTTGCACCGGCGGCGAGGGCCTTTACAGCGTCACCACTGTTTCGAATGCCACCGTCTGCAATAATGGGTGCCTCGCTGCGGGATATTTTGACACGACAAACAGACTCAAGCGTCGGCAACCCGTGACCGGTTACAACCCGAGTGGTGCAAACACTTCCTCCACCGATGCCAACACGAACCATATCAGCACCTGCTTCATAAAGAAACTCAGCACCAGCTGCTGTGGCAACGTTGCCAGCAATGATCAGAATTTTATCACCAAACTCATCCCGTAATCGGTGAATTGCGTCTTTAACATTCTTATGATGTCCATGGGCTACATCGATTAGGAAAATCTTTGTCCCACATAATTCGTATGCTGCTTTGGCACGTACAAAAAAGTCCCCTGTCGCGCCAATTGCAACTCCGTATAGCGGAGCAGTCACTTTGCGAATGATGTCTAGCTGTTCCTCAACGGTATTGTAACGATGGATAATACCCATCCCACCGCAATCACCCAAGGCATTGCACATCTCGTCTTCACAAATCGTTGTCATCGGCGCCGCAATGACGGGAAGATACAAATAACCAAACCCTCGAGGCAGGCCAGCACCAATCACAATGTCATCCCTCGAGGGGATCGATGATTTGCGTGGTACCAGAAGTACATCATCAAAACAAATTGTGTCATACGCAAATGCGTTATGTGCATATCGTGTCATATTACTTATCTCCCCATGATTTTGTTCGCAAGTGAATCGAGAACAGCTTTGCAGCTCGAGCACCAATTGCTTTCCTTACCTCTCGGGTTGGCTCAAACTCGCCTTCACCTTCGATCATGACATCTTCGATCATTGCAGGAATGATTTTCTGCATGTCAGCGTAACCCACATCTTGCGGGAACTTGTCAAGCACATGCTCCAGGCGCATATCGGTAACCCACTCTTCAGCAATTGCTTGGGCGCCATTCAGCTTCTTCCTTGCATCGGGATCCAAGATGGTGTCACCTTTCGATGCCCGCTCAGAAAACTCAGCAGTCTTGTGTTTTGCCATCAGTCGCTTACCGCTCGGCATTGCAACCTCTTCGATTGGCCGGAGCACGACACCTTCAGATACTTTATCCTCGATGATACCTCGGCGTTTGGCAACCCGAGACGGTTTATCTCGTTCAATCGTGACTGCCGCAAGGTTGGCTGGGATCCGTTCATATGGAACGAACTCAAGCCCAAACTTAAGGACAAACTCTTCAGCCCGAGGAACAGGCAACCATTCATTGCCGAGTTTGACTTCAAATGCGATGAAGAGTAGTTTTGGTCCATATGTGTGCGACATTTTCTGTTGAGCGCCGCCATATGCCTCACCGAAAATGGTTACATCAGCATGCCCAAGCTCGTGAAAGATGTCAATGAGTCCTTGCTGATAAAACAAGTCGGTGAACTCTTGATGCTTCGACCCGCCAGAAAAGAATCGCAATACGGCATTGTTCTTATTCTTCGGTGTCTTGTTGGTATAACGGATATGTGCCGATGTGCCATGAACTTTCTCCATGGCATAACACTCCTTGAAAAGCAGGATGTTTTGGTCTTTGTATAGATTTGAGATCTTGGCGTATCCAATAATGTCCCCCACGGGACCTGTGCCCCTTATTTATAACTCAATTATATCATAAAAATTGTCAGTTTACACGAACAACTGGATATTTAGTAACGTATACATAACCCATGGAGAATATATGAAACGCCATTACATAATTTACACATACAAAGATCCTCGAAACGACAACATATTCTATGTTGGCCAAAGTATCAACGGAATGAAAAGAGCCCAAGCCTTTAGCCAACACAACGTTTGGTGCAGGAGAGTTATTGCAAAAATTGAAGCATCGGGAATGCATGTTGAAATAGAGATCACTGATGAACTTGAAAAGACACGCGACGTCCGAAATGAATTGAACGTCGCTGAAAAGGCTCGCTGTGCTGCTATTCAAAATGAAGGGCATCATCTAACAAACCTGCTTTTTGGTGAAAACATGAATAGACCGCATCTGTATGAGACAGAAAGAAAAGCTCATGGAAACAAAGGAAAAGTTCGAACCGCCGAACATAGAAAGAACATGAGTAAGGCCCAAAAAGGACGTAAGCATTCACCAGAAACAAAAATGAAAACGTCTCAATCTCTCACAGGTAGAAAAAAGTCTGAGGCTCACAAAAAAGCAATGCGTGATAATTGGTATGAAAAGCGGGGCCCAGAAGTTTTCGAGAAGATTGCCGCATCAAAACGAGGTAAACCTAGAAGTGAAGAAACAAAGGCGAAAATTTCAGCATCTGGTAAACAAGGTGCACTGAAAGGATGGGAAACCCGAAGACGCAACGCTGAAGCTAAAACCATACCAGGATGAATCTTACACGAAGTTCACACATTACTTTTCTAATAGTTTCTTCATTGATTTGAGTTTTTTCAATGTTGTTGGAGGTTTTGTCCAGCACATGCCAAGAGCGGGAGTGTCTGAGAATTCGCCGACCTCATCAATATTCGTTCCAGTCACATCCGGGCGGTAATCACGGTAGTGGTTCCATACATTTTGGGCTTCATCTGAAACTGGGTCGCGGTCGGCCATGAGCCCATCGCCTTCCTTTGTGGCATACTCCATGGCGACATCGTATAGTAACGGTCCCCATGATTTTGATGCCCTGACGAAGTTTATCATCCAGACGTTCCCGGCGATATCATGCATCGTTTCTACTGATGCCGGTGGGTCAATGTACATCTCGCCGAGGGGTGTTCCGCCATGATCGATGGGCTTCTTTGATTTGTCGCTGTAGTAAATGTGTACACCGTACTCATCCATTGCAGACGAGTCAATGGTGATATACACATCGTCTAGGTCATTGATACCGACGGCACGCTCGAGGAGTATTTCAATGTATTCACGGAGGAGCTTCATACCAATTGAGCCCTCAGTTTTGTCTTTGGGTATTTGCCCGCCAGTGCGGCGACGGCTTTTATGTTCTTCGCTGAGTCATCTATAAAGTAAATGTCGTCATGGCCGTTGTTGATTTTTTCTTCAATCCAGTCTGCTTTGACTTGCGGGTCTGAATTGCCTAGCGTCACCAATTCGATGCTGCTTGTATCTATACCAATGTCTTCTAGGAAATCAAGTATTCCTATCCTTGCGGCATCACCTCGAGCAGTCAAAATCACCACATGCCTGCCTTGGCTTCCGGCTGCCAAAACCCTGCGAAGGATTTTCATGTGCCCCTTGATTGCCTGCGGGTTTTTGAGGGCACCACCAAATTGGCTATAGTCGAATTCGTCACCTTTGACAGGTTTATAGATCGACCACTCGGCTGGCGTCTGTTCTATCGTCTCACCGGATGCCTTGTTCAAGATGATCATTGAATCGGTCATCGCCAGCGTATCATCAAAATCAAAAACCCTTAGCTTTCTTTCGGTAAGCATTTTTTGCTCTACTAGATTGCCGAACCGAGAAATATCTTTCGCCGAAACCCAATAGTGTCGTTCGCCATCAGGAAATTCGTCGTCTAAGTTTGCATATTGCTCAGGTATTTCAATTGCCACAAGCTCATTTCCATAATCATTCGTTGCTTCGCCATTAGGACTTGTTGAAAAATAAACCTCTGTTCCAAAACCCGTTTTTATCTTCGAGGTAAAACCATTTCGCTGTATCGCGGCGGCGTTGTTCGTTCGATGGTACAGCAATAGCGTTTTTTCTGCAAGTAGCATCCCAATATATTCGCGGAGGAGTTTCATGTTACTTTATCACGACGCCCAGGTCTTTCAGATCCTTGATTGCCCGCTGCATGTTCTTTGCATCGTTCATACCGAAGTCCATTAGCTCTTGGCCGATTTCCTTGCGGGTGATTTCGTCGTAGTCAGACAGGACATCAAGAATCTCTTCCCATGCCTCGTCCTTATCCTCAACCTCAATCTTGCCGGCCGCATGACGACCTGCCCTTGACAGCGCGTCATTGACATTCTTCTCAGCGAATGCTCTGGCGTCAACTTCATGTGGAGATGCTCGGTATCCATACGTGCTACCATTCCATCTCCATTGTGCTGTGATTGACCGGTACAGCGTCTGTCGATCTATATCACCGCCTTTCTCTTCACCATGCTTTACATGCTGGTTCCAATGCTGGATTTCGTGAAGTATTGTGTTCACCTGCTGTTTGAACATGTTCTTGGTCTTAGCTTTGTTGACGGTGAGTCGAGCGTAATGAGGGCTATATCGTCCCCATATACGACTAGGAAGGCTCCCGTATTGCCACTTCAATTTACCGAGGATTGAGCTCTCTTTTGCATACGTTGAAATAAGAAAGTTGACGACCTTTGGGGAGAGCCACTCTTCGCCAAATGCTGCGTCCTCGGTCAGGATCCTTTTTATGAATGTGATTAGGCTGCTCATATTATCTCCAATCGTCCAGCTTTCCTGCTTGACGAAGGAAATCTAATGTCGGTGTTGCCCCGAGTCTTGTTCTGTACATTTTGCTAAGTTCTGAGTCGACCCAGTCGCTACTGGCGCGGCGAGCTGAGTGTTGCAGTGCATTGTCATCATCTTGTGGTGTTAGCTGGTTTTGCATATTGTCCAGTTGAACATGCTCTACATCATCACGCGATTCTAGGTAATATTCCCAAATTCCTTGGGCTGAATAGGACACTGATTTGCGATCTGGCATGATGCCGGAACCGTTTTCAGCCGCGACCTCCATGGCGATGTCATATAGCAAAGGTCCCCAACCATCCGGAGCACCGGCGAATGTAACCTCATATGCATCAAGTGCTTTGCCATAATCTGATGGCATCGGGCGGGCAGCACTTACCTCACCAAGCGGCCCGTCTTTGATATCGGCATCTTCGCTGATAAGATAAACTCGGAAGCCTCCTAAACCAAAACGGGTCGGTTGAATCTGAATTGATAAATGTGCCGGTAGGTCTTGAGCGGTTTTCATGCCCTCAATTAGCAGTCTACGACCACCGGTTGATTGCTGGAAACATTCAACCAAGTATTTTGTGCCTTCATATGTACTTCTCATATGTCTAAATATCTTCCAGCTCCGGTTTTCTCACCCACATCCTGCTTTTGTTGGGTATGTTATCCATGCAGCGTAATAGTGCCCGTCCTGCGTTGCAAACTCTTCCCAGCCGGAGGCTTCATTTGAAATACCGTCGACTGAGTATGGGTGCCACAACCAATCTCTTCTGCACACTCTGCGCCCATCGAGCAACAATCTGTTCTGATCATCCCATGAAAGTCGATAGCGAGGCACCCCAGTTTTTTCAAGCACGATCCGTAGGACGATGTTGTTGTAATCCTGCGTCTCGGGATCAACGTCACCGTCAACGGTATAATGGTTGTCAAAACCGAAAAGCACATAAAGCCAATATGAAATGTATGTATTGTTATGAAGCTCACTCGCGAACCATCGCTCGGTGATGTTTCTAAGTCTTGACATCATTACCCGCTTTCCCCTCGGCGTCGATTCGTTCAAACTCGGCAAGGAGTTCAGGACTGATGCCTTCTAGGAGTGGCGCCATAGGCTTCATTTTTCGCATATATGACGCAAACAAAATCGTAATCATATATGCATCCAACGGTCTTAGGCCCGGCGTGTCATCCGGCACTGAAGCGATGAAGTCAACTGCTTTCTCTAAGACATGAAAGTTTTCTGGCGTCAGCGCTTCACAATCAGCACATCCCCACACAAACGTGTCGGAGCAAAGGATCCAGAACGTAATCTCATCATCTTTGAATGACCAGTGGAGAAGCTCTTGTTCATGCTCTGCCTCACCACCGCCTTCCTTTGTTTTGAAAAAGACGCCGTAATCAGCCGAAAACATCCGCAAAACCTTCTCAACAAACTCCATATTTTTCACAGTTTACCTCCGCTTGTAACAATGATGAATAACGCAACGAGAATCCCGAGGAGGGCGCCTTCGGGCTTATCAGTCACTCCGGCACCGATTACAGCGCCCAAACAGAATAGCAATATCGGTGCTGTTTCCCTGAATAGTTTCATTTCGTCCTCATTCATAAAGATTATAAAACGTCTCGCCATGTTGTTCAATGGCGTATTCCAAAATCGGTTTCATTTCCTTTTTATAAAGAACATCAATTTTCCTTTCCTGCGGGAATTGGGAGATTTTTGCCTCCCATTGTTTCGATTTGTAGCCTTTGATTTCGATCAAATCACCATCGACAACGAAATCAGGCAGAAACTTTCGATCTTTACCATCGAAGTAATATGAAAACGTCTCTTTATTTCGAATAATTTCCTTCTTATTGTCTTTTGCCCAAATCACATATGCAAGTTCCCATGTACTATCGCAGTAAATCCCCTGATACCACCCCCCTTTGCCTCGCCCGGAACCCCTTCTGTATCCACCGGAGTTCCCGCCAGCCGGTTTTGAGAAATTATAATTTACATCTTTCCGCCGGCAAACAACAGAACAAAATATCTTGTTTTTATGCGTTTTACCACAAATCGGACATTTCACCATGGGTTTTTTGGGTTTTTATTATGTGGGCTTTTGTTGCCAAACCCACCAATATAGCCGTGCTCTTTGAAATATTTCTTTGCCGATTGAGACATTTTTCTTTTGACTTTGCTTGTTCGTGGACCTCGGCTATTCGCACAAGGGCGAGAACAAAATCGACCATTTTTTTGATGGGCTGACCCACATTTAGGACATGTTTTCATGTTTATAAATATCTGCCACGAATTGAACCCGTATCAGTTTGATTGATTATAAACCGGTTACTAGTGCGAATGCCACGCACGTTCACCTGGAAACCCTATTTAGTTGTCGGCTGGCATGCCCACCCGGTCTTTTACTTTAGACAGACCGAGAGTTGTGTGACGCTAAAGCGCCGGAACATCGTAACGTGAAGCAATGTACCGCGTTTATTCCCTGCCACGCACAGGATATATCTATTGTATATACACTTGGCGAGATGTTCATCAAAACCGTTCGAATTTTAGGCCGAGCCGTTCTGCCAGTTCCTGTTCGTCAGGATGCCCATAGTATGTGTCGACGATCCAGTGAGCAATGACTGTCTCTTCAGATTTCATGTGAAACCTAGGTTTTGCAATAAAATCTTCTTTGTTTAGTGGGATAAAATTCAACTTTTCTGGAGAAAATTGCGGCCGTTTTGGTAGGCCTGAACTTTTATAAAACTCCTTGTCTGAATTTCTTGCCTTAGAAAGCCATTCTGTTCCCGCATCAACAAATGACACGAATGTCACACGCTTTTGTTTAAACGTAAAGTGCCTAACATGGCTCCTTGTTTTGTGGGTATTACCAACATAAGCATAGCAGCTTAGTTCATTTCGAGCGGGTTTATCGATTCCAGGATTATTTCCTATAGCTGCTATGTCGAAATAGTCATTTAGCCTGTCGCCGGTCGAGAATTTTCCCAATTCATGAACAACTGTAAATTGTTGCGGATTCTCAAAAAATGAATGATCAGCATGCAGGTTCCATAACTGCTTGATCTCTCGACGATAAGTCATTTCCGCTTTATTCAACGGTGAGTGTTCAAGTCCAGCTGAGAAGCTCCGGGTGCGATATTGGGATGTTAGTTCGTCACGAAAATCAGACAAAACCTCATTCACAAATTCGCGCAAATTATTATTCATATCAATAAATATCAGCCCCAAAGGCAAACGCCCGGCCAATCCTTTCGGACCAACCGGGCGAATGTCTGGTTACATATCCCTATGTTTATCAGCGACGATTGCCACGGGCTGTGTTTTCAAGCACTGCGTCCATGACCTTCTCCAGCGGTGTCCCTGCGAACACGTTCTGGACAACCTCTGGCAAGTCCTTGCCACCTAGAATCTGTTGGATAGACATCGCCTCGGCGACCTTGACCAACGTATCCTGGTTACCGAGTGCCAGTAGCGACTCAGAGAACCCAGCTTCGACTGCTTTCAATCGCTCGACGTTCGCAGCCGTCTGCTCCTTTAGCAACGCAACATCAAGATCCTGAAGCTCTTTCTTGTTGACCAACGCAATCTCATAAAGGATGTTCTTACGGTCCGCCTCAGCTTGCGTATTCTGCAGACTGATTTCATTCGTTGCATTACAGCTTTCCAACTCGCCCTTTGCGGTTTCAATTTCAGCTTTGAGGCTGGCAAGTCGTGATGCAAGGTTTCGTTCGACGGCAACCAAATCCAGGCTCGCACGATGTGCTGCTGTCTTATCTGTTTCATCAGCCGTCTGACGACGAATGTCCTCTGTTTTCTGCGTCACGGCGAGGCGACGCTTCGATCGAGCCAAGGAGATGTTATTCTCCACAACTTCGTGCTGTGCAACCTTCAGCAGGTTCTGGATCGTAACGTCACCGACGGTTGCTGAGAGTACCTCAACATCATAGATGCGCATACCATTCTCGTCGAATGACATGCCCTTACGACCTGCACCATCTTCACCCTTAGCACCCAGGAGCGCATCGCGAACGAAGTCCTCAGAACGAGTGAAGAATTCTTCAACAGTTACTGTCCGGATTGCGCCCTTCAGCACACTACGAATATGATCAGTCAAGAGCTTGACATAATTAGGCACATCGAACCACTTGGTTGGATCCTCACCTTCGAAGCCAACGCGGAGCACGACATTTGTCGAGACCTCAACACCATCTGACGTTTCCGCTGTGATGATATCGCTGACCTTGTTGTGATTGACCTGCAGGTACGCCGTGCTGAGTACGCGATTCGTGCTCTTTGGCTTACCAGTCGAGAGTCGCAATGACTCCAAGGTCTCGTTGAACCCAAGCAGGACACGCTTTGGTCCAAGCTCGACACGACGGTTTCCTGCCGTGTCAACAACCATGATGGCATATCCTGTCCAAATGTTGATCTTTGGAACACCTGCGAACTTCTTACCACCGAGTGTGACAGTACGAGGCTCAGTATATGTTGCGGCGCGAGAGAACTCGTCACCTCCCATCTCGGCTGAGGAGTGATTTCCCGCCTTCATCACATCAGCGAAGTATGCATCGCCAACCTGAAGTGCGTCGGCACCACGTGAGCGCTTACGGAACTTCTTCGAACGACCGATTTCACCTTCAGAAACCATATTGCTACGGGTCGTTGGGGTGTTCAGTTGCATGCTTTGCAGGCTGGCGTTATACTCACGTACCTCGTCATTTCCTGGGTACATCAATGTGCATTCAGCAGGAGACAAAGCCCGACGCACAAAGACGTACTTACGTGGGTCAGGCATATGCATCTTGCCTTCCTCTCCACCATTCAGAACCTTGATAGCCCCAGAGTGACGGTCGAGCAAGTATCGACCATCTCCAGCAGGGATCGCCGTAGCGAAGTGCTTGGTCTTACCATCATACTTTACAGCGCTGTGCTGCTCGCATGGGAAGTAGATTGGAGTCGTCTGGCCAGTGATGAAGAGCTCATCACCCTCCTTATAGACAGTTCCTTTCGGACCGTGATCTCCCTTTTCATCCGTGTACTCGGCGATGACCTTGATGTGAATTCCCTGAATCTTGCTGTTAAGCTCGACTGGGCGGAACTGACGGTCACCACGCTCGTTGGTATGGAATCGCTCGGTTGGCAATGGGAATACAACGTCTGGTCCACGCTTGTAGCGCTTGTTACCACTCTCGTCGATCAAGATGCAGTACTGCAATCGCTCGAGGGTCAGTGCGTCACGGACGTACTCACCATGAGAATGCTTCAGTACCTCGATTCCTGTTGGCGGAATGTAGAAGCTCACGTCGGTACCACGAATGGTTAGCAAACGCCCAACCGACAAGTCAGAAGGGGCATTTCCTGCAGAGATAAGCCCATCATCGGTGGCCTCATCGTCACCGGTTTTCTGAACGGGTGTTTTAGCTGCCTGCTGGATTACTGCTGATTTCCAGTTTGCCTTTGCTGCTTTTTCATCGTAAACACGAGCTAGCAAATACTGGTTCGAACGAAGCTGGTGACCTTGGATCACCTCTCCATACTGGCGCGGCCACAGGGCAAACGAGCCTGGACCTGGTGTGTGAACTCGCTCTCCGATGTGAAGACCACGAGCAACCCCTGTCGTTCCCGACTCAGGCTGCGTACCATTCTCGGCAGGATTACGCATGACGTAATAGCTTCCTGCTGGAACCACAACATTGACCTGCGCCGCTTGCTGTAGTTGCACTGTTCGAAATCGACCCGAGTCGACGTCGAAAACTACTGGTTCATCCTGGGCCTGCGCATTGACTACGGCCGGACCGCATCGAACCTTGGTGACACCACTTGTGGTATCCCGCGTGTATGCAAACTCCCCTTCTGGAAGGACCAATTCGTTTGACGTGTGACGTCGTGCTTCAAATTCTTGTACCATGTATATTCACTCCTGATATTGCACTCCTCAGTGCGCCTTTGATGTAGATATAATACCCATGTGGGATGTGGTGTTCACTTTTTGTGTCACCTTTGTGAGCTTATTTTGAAGTATTTTTGGGGGAGTTTTGGAGCCTGTAGCAAGACTCGAACTTGCGTTACTAACCTACCAAGTTAGGGTTCTGCCGCTAAACTATACAGGCAATGGAGTCCCGGGTGGGATTCGAACCCACACCCTCCTGATTCGAAGTCAGGCGCCCTTCCAGTTGAGCTTCCGAGACGTTTTGGAGCAGTATTTCGAATTCGAATCGAAACTATCACACAGGCAATGTAATGTGCTACCGTTACACCAATACTGCATTGTTCTTTTTGCGGCGTTGCTTATGCCTGTCTTTCATTACGCAACTTTGACCACAGTATGTATATTTTACCGGAGCGCCGCATACTTTACACTTATTAAGTATCATATTATGTGGATTTCCATCGTATAATGATATAAAATCATTTCCATGTTTCTTTTTGACATATGCCAAATATGATTCCATATCTTTTTGATACAAAACGCGTAATGCATGCGGGAAATCTCGTTTTTTAGCTTCAAATTGTTTGTTGGAAAAACCTTTGATTTCAACATATGAACCGTCCGGCAGCAAAAAATCCGGATAATACTTTCTTTGCTTGTTAAGGTATGAATATTCAAACCCAACCATGTTTCTTTCAAATTGAATCTTGTGATCCAAATTATAGATTATCCATGCCAGCTCCCAGCTTGAGTCACACCAATAGCCTTTATACCATCCTGTCTTACTAGACTTTCCTTTACGACCATGGCCGGTTCTTGGGCCACCTCGCCTTTTCTTCTTCTTTCCTTTGAGCGACTTAGCGAGGTTTCTTCGCCACGTACCAGAATTGACCATACATTTTCTGTCACAATATGATCTTTTCCTAGACGGTACATGCGTGATTGGTTTGTTGCAAGCCTTGCATGGCGACGTTTTCATTTTCGAGCGTGTCTTGCCCTTTAGCGTCAACGATATTTTTTTGCGCGTTGACGCAGAACGTTTTGAGCGAACCTTATTCGTAAATGTGGCAACACAAGATCTTGAACAAAATTTGTTGTTCCCAGCAAATTGCTTTTCGCAGCAAGGACATGCCTTTTTTTGGGCTTTGTTAGCGCAGGATTTTTCATGTCGACGGAACGTCATGACAGGAACGTCTTCACCGCAAACACTACAAGACTTTTTTCTATGTGCTGATGTTATATGAGAACCTAATGATCGACCTGATTTGAACTTCTTTTTACATATTTTGCATGTGCTCATGCGAATAAGTATCTATGAACTCAAAACTTGCGCGTTTGTTTCCTAAATTAGGTCAGTTTCCACATTAGGAAACATATACAATTTAGGAAACTTGTGAATCAGCGATCCCCGGGGAAGGCTGATGTGCCTGGATCATATTGAGAAAATGCATATTCAACATCATCCATGGAAAAGCCCATTGTTTCCAACTCAGCACCAAAGGCGTTGATGTTGAGTTGAAGGCTTAATCCGTTCGAATCGAGTGCAGATCGTAAGGCATACCTCAAATCAGTGACCGAGCCAGATTCGGTCATGTTTTCGCCATCGACCAAGTCATCCTCGTATTGCTCACGAATCATCTTTCTTAGTTTTTGTTCTGAAATTTTCATTGCGCTTTCCTCTACTTGTCTCTTTGAATCACTTAAAATGCAGTACCCGGGTTATCTTTGTCACCGTTGCCGGCATATTCTCCGAAACCAGAGCCTTTCTTTTTCTTCTTCTTACCGCCATACCCAGCAGCTTTGGATTCTTCTTTCCATCTTTGTTGGCGTTTTCTCAGCGCTTCGCGGTTTGCCGGTGTGTCTTGCTTCTTTCTTGCTGCAGCTTTATCAGCTTTTTCTTTATCACTCTTCGCAAGCGCTTCAGCTGCACTGTTTCTTGGGGTGTTTTCTTTCCAAAAGTTTACAAGAGCTGCGGTTTGCTCTTTGCTGGCCTTCTTCTTTACAGGCTGACGACTGGAAGACACCTTTTTATGATTGCTAGGCACAGGTCCCCAAACATCTGGCTTCGACTCAAGTGCCATAAACACACCGCGATTTGTTTTGATGTAAGCCCAACCAATATCTTGGCTTTTTCGGCTGCCTCGCCACGCTTTTACAAATTCAAGATCTTTGCCCTTAAGGACATTGCGAACCATTTGCCGTAGCTTTTGCTCAGTTATTCTCAGTGTATTTTCCCTCTGTTTAGCTCTTCGATTCACTTCATCCTGAAGATTGTGCCATTCGGCTTGCCAAACTTGGAATTCATGGCTTCCGGTGCGCAGATTGGTAATATCAGGAATTAGCATTCCGTCATAGTCGCGAACGTTGTTGCGTTGACTCCAATGAAAGTTTATTTTGTCTGATCGAGTATTTGCTTCCCATTGTGCAGCTCGAATGTCTTCATCACTCCACACCGATAAATCTTCGCCGTATGACGGTGCCAATGTTTTGTCTACTTTGTTCCACATTTAGTGTCCTCTACTTAGCAAATCGATCATCTCGTTTGCATCATCGAAATGTAATCCTCTGTTTGGCTTGCCTGCTGACTTCATTTTGAAGTTGAAGCTGTATGCTCGGCCGTCTTTACGACCTCCCGCCCCGGCGAACCTAATTTCAACCCCTACTGCACCTGGCGTATAAAGTGGAGCGCCGGTGCTGAGCGGGTCAAATCCCGGGATGAGAGTATACAGTTCACCAGAAACGACGTCCGGTCGGCCATGCCCAACAAAGATGTACGATGTCTCTGCACCGTTCGGGCCTTGCTTGTTCGACATGATTTGTCGCATTTTTGCAGCCGAAATCTTTGCGCCCGTCCTTGGATTTGAGATTTGTTTCGATCCTGGAGGAAGCGGGACGCTCCCAGGAGGAACCGGGAACTCAGCCTGGCGTTTTTCGTTTTGCTCATTGCGGATGACGAGGTAAAAATCGCGGGCCTCCTGTGAGCCTCCACGATCAGGACCCAAATCATTACCGAATGATGTCTTCAAATCCCATGGCAACTTCCTATAAGGCTCAAAAATGCCAACCAATTTTTCAAACTTTTCACGAACCGCCGGTGATGAATTCATGAAATCAATGATCGCCACGATTTCATCTTTGATATAACTATTTGGCTGTGGCCTGCCAATAAACACGTCGCCATTTGGATCTGACGGGTCATAAATTAATGACTGGATTTGATCCTTCCTGACAGCTCCGAGAAATGCTTCATGGTCAAGCTTGACCTCGGCCGCTACGTCGATTCCATGCGCAGTGAAACCTAGGTCTGAGATCGAGCTGTTGTTACCCGCAGCAGGTGTGACTTCAAATCCCGCGCCAGAAAGTACTGCTGACAATGTTTCTTCATATTCGAAGCCGCGTTCTCCTGCACCTTCCCATAGAAGCCGTGAAAAGCACTCTACTAAAAAACTGTCATTGCTCATATCGGCCTACCTCGTTGGCGTAAGAATAAATATCGCCGTCGGCCCGTTTTATGCCAATCTTTTGAAAAGTTCCATGTCATCCTTGCAATACACACGCAGTTTATCGAGCCAGGCGCTGGCTTTTACCTTGAATGTTCGGCGTGATGAGACCTTTTTTCCCTGCGATTTGCACACAACGCCCTCGAATGTCATGCCTGGAAGGGTTGAATTCCGGATGGATTCCAACAATTCCTGTGTAATTTCACCATGATAGAGAACGCGAGCGTAATCCGTGCCTTCTGACAGTCCTGCGTCTATACACAGACGTACGAAATCCTCTGGCCCCATAAACCCCTTCGGATGAAGATTGAAGTCAATGAGGGCCAACCTGTGCTCCTCGTACTCGTGGTGTCCTGAGAATGATTTGTCCCCGTTGAACTCGAAAAAGCACAGCATTCGCTTATACTTTCGCTTCCGAAACTCTGCGTCAAGCTTTGGGCCAACGGTGCTATTCAAAATGCCTGAAATGTCGTCGTGCTTCAGCCACGGGTTCGAGTCGTCGAGGAGCGCGTTGCGCCTGCCATACTTGTAGAACCCGCGCTTGTGATTCCACTCAACCCGGATGTTGCTTCCGTCCAGTTTGTCAAAGACATACCAGTCATTTCCTTCTGGGATTCCGGCGCCCTTGGTCAATCCATTCATAAACTTCGTCGATGGATATGTTTTCATTCTTCACCTCGTTTCTCGAGATCCCGCCGGGTTTTCTCTCGCACAATTGTATGACGCAGATAGTCGAACGCTTTGAAGGCCGCCTCATCGGTGCCCTCTAAGCGTTCTAGCAAAATTGCATCTCGCCATCGCAAATCTTTCTCAAGACCTGCAGCGTCTCGCAACTTGAGGAACTTCTTCCGATACGCCATGAACCCGTGGTCACTCATTTTCTGCATCGCCTCCTTCGTGAGAAGACGAATTGTGATGCCACCGGTAACCCAAAGGCGACGTTGCCCGTTTCCTTGGTCCTTTCTAATCTGTAGTGTATTTTTCATGTTTTCCTTTATTTTCTATCGGTCGTCTTCACACGCCGGTTTTTCGAAGCCTCGGCCCCACCAGGTTTCTTTCTCACGGAAGACTTTGCCGCCATCGTCGGCTCGGTAAAACAACAATGTCAACCAGGAAGCCGGGCGGTCAGGGGAAAGCCACAGTTGCAACGGGTTCGTCACAATCGATGCAATAACCTGGACCGGATATACCAGCCCGCGACTATAGAGGCCCTCCAAAAAAGACCATGCAACGCATAGAACCGCCAGCGGGATGATGCAGAAGAATGAGATAACGTATCCCACCACCTGAAACGACTGAAACAGTCGAAACCACCAGCCCGAGTGTTTCCACTTCCAGAACCACAACTCATAACGTGTTAGCTTCTTGGTCATGATGCTCTCCTAAAACTGGATACACCAGCCATACGTCATGGCCATGGTGATAATACAACAAGCAATCAATGCACAAGTGTCTTTGTCAAACATGTTACCTCTCCACCGGTGGCCACTGATTGAACTTCAATGGGAAGTTTCGTGCAGTGTAGCATTCGTACTTCTTAGCGAAGTCTTGGATTGCGACGCTCTGCTTGTCACAACGAACATAGTCGCTGTCTTCTTCATCACGCCAGACGATTCCTTCGTCATACATGTCTTCAATGTCGGACGAAAAATCCTTCGGGTCCCACCCGCTAATCACAGCAACCAAAAAAGTGACCTGTCGTTCTGTCAAGTTTTCAATCATGAGCACCTCCGTCCTTAGGATTCTATTCTATCATAAGTGGGGTCATTTTACACGTTTCTTACAAAGAAAAGCGGCCATTTGTTTCTGTCGTCGTAAAATCTCTCATTTCTCTATAAAGATCCACGATATCTTTGTCGGTAAGGCCCCCAAACTCCTCGTGGGCTTCTAGGTATGTCATTTTCAACTCACTTGCTAGCGCCACAACGCTTTTTCGCATGATGAAAGCTACCTTTGGCGGTGCCGGAATCACCTTCTTCTTGACCTCCGGTGGTCGGGATGGCGCTGGTCGAGCTGGGGGTTTGATCCGCTTTGTGTTCGACTCGTTCACCCGAGCGATCGACCCGGGCTTGTATACCGCTTGTATCCGTGATGCCACCGCGATTTTCTGTTCGGCATTTTCTCGTTCCCGGTGACATTGGATGAGTTTATCAATCGCACACGGCGGCCACTTCGACACATGTTTTTGAATTGCTTTCATGTCCTGCAAATGAAACAGCATGAGCGACAACGGCTCAAAGTTTTCCCTAAGCTCCGTTCGCTCCATCATGTCATAAACGACATATGAACAGCGATATTCATTATGTCGATCGCTAAACCATACAACCGATTTCTCGATTATTGTTGGGAAATCTTCAGCCAGGTCGGCGCGGTGCATTGGACCTCTTTACTTGTCGAGTTTACGGCCAATTGTTGTCGAAGGGAACCATCGGGTTTCATAGTTGCTGTTATGCCGAGCGTAAAGCAGGCCTTCGTTTGCCCATTTCTCAACCATCCATGCAGGAACACGCTTGACTACTCGGTGGGCACCCAGCAATCCGGAACTGTACACATGAAGCCGCCCAAAATACTCGTACTTGAATGTATAAAGTAAACCGTTCTCGCGGGCAAGTGTAAACAGCGCTTTCTTTTTGAGGTACCGATAATAGAGAATGTAAATGATTGGCAGAGCTGCGAAACACATCGCGGTGAGCAAAGGTGTCATTCAGCGGCCTCCGTCATTGCAGCCCAAAACCGCCCGAGAGTTTTTGTCCACACGCTACCAGCCGAACACTTATAGACAATAGTCACAGGACGATCATCACCAGATGACCATGTGCTAAGGTTGGCAATATGAATCACAGTGAATTGTTCATCTTTGTTGTAAGACTTCCAGCGACTTCCAATTTTGGGATAATCCCGACTTTTCAAAGGCTCTGGAAGGGTGTAAACTGTTGGTGCCATCGTATACCTCGAATTTAGAGAAGTTCGTGTCTATGATTTTATTATACAGGAAGGACTAGTAATTTACACTGCCAATGACGTCTATTTGTCCTTTATATTTTTCTTTGAATGAATCCTTGAGATGACCAATCTCCTCACGCATCATCTTCCCGAAATGAAGTATCTTCAGATCAGGATGCATATCGATCAGGCCTTGAATTAGTTTCCTGGCGTACCCTTTTCCACGCTGGTCGTTTCGCACATGGACATAGTCGAGATAGATTGATTGTTTATCTCCCCAATATGACCAATCCTGAAATGCAACCATATGATCCGGGCCGCCCTTGATAAACTCATCGATCACCGGCTTTTTGAGTTTTCGCCGTTTGGCGCCTCGGCCTGTATATTTCCGCCATATTGTGTAGTCGGTGTAATATGTCGATTGCGGCGGTGCCAGCTCGGTTGATGTGTCAATCATCGCAACCCGATTTTTGTGGGCGTAACGACCGTATAGGAGTGGTGACTTACCCAAATCGGTAAACTTGGCGTTCTCGGTTAGAATGCCTTCAATGATTATTTCAAGTTGTTCTAGATTCATGAGCGCCTCGACCAGTGTTGTGTATGTTTTCTATGTTCCTCATATTCACTTCGACTCGGGCCGCCCTTACTTTCCGGTGTATCGAATCTTTGTTTTTTGTATTCCATAGATAGCTCAATGTATTGCGGCCTGATGATACCTTTGTATGCGACCGTTCCACCGCTTGAGCCTGCAATACTTTTCTTCACCATGCTGGCAATCATGTTATGAACAGCGATTTCGAAAGCAGCAAGTTCAGGGGTGTCTTCATATACATTTCTGTGCAGGCTGTCCAGCACGCTTCGCGGATGAACGTTCTGAACGAGTTGTCCTGGTTCTAAATCGGTCCCGGGTATTGAAAACTCACGTTTTATGTGCAATCGATATGGTCGATCTAGGCTCTCATAGCCCATTTGGTCCTCATCAGGACGTAACCTTGTATAGTCCGGCACGGTAACCCTTAGCACGACCGCCGTGGAACGATTATTGATTGCTTGTCGTGTGGCGTAGTTCTCAGCTTCGGCATGTGATAAGGCAAGGTACACATTTTCATTGGAATAACCCGGAATCAAGTCACCGTACGATTCGCCCGTAGCACCCGGGCGCAATCCTTGCTTTTGAATCTTCTTCCAGAGTGTACCGCTGGTGCCATGAAACATGACGATTGGGGTTTTACCGGTCAAAGCCCCTGCAACCTCATCAGGACGACCCAGGACGTCCCCAATTGACATGTTTCGGTACTTTTCAGAACCTACAATCTGGAAATCTTCCGTAACATCAGGATCTTTGCCCAAAAGGTACTTCAACATTTTCTGAAGCGGGCCCAGTTTTTCATCGAATGCGACATCACCGCTAGGGATTACATATGCTCTGCCGGTCCTAACTTTTGCAGGGCGCCTGGTAAAGGTTCCCATGTAGTCGAGATTCATATCTATGACACGTTCTGTCTTGTCAACTCTTACGATTTTGGAAGTTGAGGCATATCCAACCTTTG